GACTCGACAACAAAACAGGTAACAACACTAACCAATACTGGTGATTGGTTTAAATACGATGTTAAAGGTAATTCTTCACTTGAAACAACTGTAACAAGTTCAAGAGAAAACGGAACTACTTTTTATACTCAAACTTTAAATTTAACATTAACATACCTTGATGCTAAAACTCAAGCAGAATTGCAAGATATTGCAGTTGCAAGACCTTATGTTATAGTTGAAGATTATTACGGTAATTTCTTTTTATGTGGTTACGAAAACGGATGTGAACTTACATCTGGAACTACAGTAACAGGAGCTGCTGCTGGAGATCTTTCAGGATTTACTATTTCTATGGAAGCAATGGAAGAAACTGCTCCATACTTTTTAGATTCTACAGTAGTACCTACTGCATCTGGAGTTGTCATTGTACCTAACTAATAATATTAGTATTTAAAATTAAGCATCCTTTGGGGTGCTTTTTTTTTGCATTAACATTTCTACAAAATAACTTATTTCTTACGTTATATATAAAATGATTGTATTAACTACTTCTACATTAGCCCAAGCGTTTAAAGTAATACCAAGAACGTATGTGGATCAGTTTACTTTGTCTATTAGAGATGATAGCACAAATGTAACACAGACGTATGAAGTTACAACTGGGTTAACATCAGGAAACTACTTAACTTTTAATCAAGCGTTTAGCCCTGTATTAGTTGAAGGTCATTTTTACGACATAAAATTATATTCAGACCCAAACTTTTGGAATACTAATTATTTTCTTTGGGAATTATATAATGAAATTTGGAATATAGATACTACTAACATTGTAGATATATTCAAAGATAGGATTTTTTGTACTGATCAAGAGATTGACCAAATGGATAATTTATATTATGAGTTAAACAAGGGTCAATACATTACAGACAATTCTTATAATAATGATTACATTGTAATATGAAAAATAGAAAAAGAAATAGTTTAGGGCAGTTTATTAAAAAAGGTTCAAAATCAGAAGTTAGTTTTGTTAATTTAAGTACATACACAAGTCCAGAAGTAATTGAAGTGCCTAACCAAGAATGGATTGCTTACGGTGAAGATAATAATTACTTTCAATTCTTAATAGACCGTTACAATGGAAGCCCAACAAACAATGCTTGTATTAATGGTATTAGTCAACAAATATATGGTAAAGGTTTAGGTGCTACAGATTCAAGTAGAAAGCCAGATCAATACGCACAAATGATTACATTACTTAAAAAAGATGTAGTTAGAAAATTAAGTTATGATCTTAAACTAATGGGTCAATGTGCTATGCAAGTTATCTATTCAAAAGATAGAACTAAAATTGCACAAATAGAGCATATGCCTATTGAAACATTAAGAGCAGAAAAATGTAATAAAGATGGTGATATACCAGCATACTTTTACTTCAAGGATTGGACTAAATTAAAACCAAGTGATAAGCCATTAAGAATACCTGCTTATGGAATGTCTAAAGAAAATATAGAAATCTATTACATTAAGCCATACAAGTCTGGATTTTATTATTATGCACCTGTTGACTATCAAGGTGGAATACAATATGCAGAATTAGAAGAAGAAATATCTAATTATCACTTGAACAACATAATGAATGGTTTAAGCCCTTCAATGCTTATTAACTTTAATAACGGAACGCCTAATCCACAAGAACGTGAACTTATTGAATCAAGAATAGCACAAAAATTTAGTGGATCAAGTAATGCTGGTAAATTTATTTTAAGTTTTAACGACAATAAAGAACAACAAGCAGAAATTACACCTGTTCAATTAAGTGATGCACATAACCAATATCAATTCTTATCAGACGAATCACAAAGTAAAGTATTAGTAGCACATAGGGTAGTAAGCCCAATGCTTTTAGGTATAAAAGATAATACAGGATTAGGAAACAATGCAGATGAAATAAAGACAGCTTCCTTGCTTATGGATAATACTGTTATTAGACCATTTCAGGAACTTTTAATAGATTCCTTTGACCAAGTATTAGCTTACAATGATATTGCTTTAAACCTATACTTTATTACGTTACAGCCATTAGAATTTACAGACGTAGATAGAAGTGTACAAAGTGATGAAGAAATAGAAGAAGAAACAGGTGTTAAAATGTCTGTTGATTTAAAAGAAGTAGACGGATATGAAGTTTACGAAACTAAAGAAGAAGCAGAAGAACAAGCTGAAAAAATGGGATGTTCTGGTCATCACGAACATAAAGAAGGAGAAAAGGTATGGTATATGCCTTGTGAATCACACGATGAAATAGATTTAAAAAAACCTTGTCAAGCTGGTTACGAACAATACGGAATGAAAGTTAAAGCTGGTCGATTAGTACCTAATTGTATTCCAATTAAAATGTCAAGTGAACTTGGAGAAGTTATTTTAGAAAATCTTAAAGGTGAAGTTGTAAATGATGAATGGGAACTTGTAGATGAATTACAAGAAGGTTCTGAAATTAGTGATGATGATTGGGCAAACATTTGTATTTCTGAAAAAAAGAGTTTATTTCAACAACTAAAAGACGAAATTACTTCTAAACCAGATGGATTCAGTTATTTAGATTCTAAAAATTATAAAATTAGATATAAATATGCAGTAGGATCAAAAAAACCAAGTAATTCAACAAGGGATTTTTGCAAAAATATGATGCGTTTATCTAAAACAGGAATTGTATATAGATTAGAAGATATTGACAAAGCATCAAGAGATGGTGTGAATAGAGAATTAGGACATAACAAAAAACCTTATGATTTATTTAAATTTAAAGGTGGAATATATTGTAGACATATATTCATCCGTCAATTATATCGTTTAAAGAAAAACACTAAACCTTCTAAAGATTTAAGTGATTACAAGAAAACAAGAACAATACCTAAAACTTATATTAAAAATCCAAGAGGTACGAAGCAATCAGAAATAGCACCAATTAATATGCCTAATCGTGGAGCATACCCAAAATAGAAAATTATGGCAACAGCATTATTTATAAATAGAACGGATTTAGTTAGAAATAGCATTTTAGATGGAAATGTAGATACTGATAAGTTTATACAATTTATTAAAATCGCACAAGAAATAGATATACAAAATTATACAGGAACGGATCTATACAACAAAATATCTACATTAATAGCTAATGGTGAAATTGATGACGTTGCTAATGCTAAATACAAGACTTTACTAAACACACATTTACAGCCAATGTTAATATGGGCAGCACAAATATATTATATTCCTTTTGCAGCTTATTCAATTAAGAATGGTGGTGTATTTAAACATAGATCTGAAACAAGTGAAACAGTAAGTAAAAATGAAGTAGATTATTTAGTAGATAAAGCAAGAGAATTTATGGAATATTATTCAAGACGCTTTATTGATTTTATGTCATTTAACCAATCAGATTATCCTGAATACACAAGCAATACAAACGATGATATATATCCAGATTATGATGCGTTATTTAATGGGTGGGTACTATGAGATATAAACCAAAACAAAAGAATATAGAAAAACTAAAGACGTTTTTAAAGAAACAAGAAAAAACTAAAAAATATGGCAAGTCTATTTAATACAAGAATATCAGATACTTATCAAGGTTTAATAAAAACTATTGATAATGCTGCAATAACTGCAACTTTAAAAGAATTAACTGACGGATCAGGAAATTCAACAGGTATTTCATTAAACAATGCAGGTAATTTTAAAGTAAATGCTATTTTAGAATTTGGATCTTTAAAAGATACAGGAGAAAACATTATTATAACAAAGTTTGTTGACGAAGCTGATGGTATTGCTAATAACGATAACGATACTTCAATTCCTACAACTGCAGCTATAGTTGATTACGTTGCTGCTCAAATAACGATAGAAGATTTAGACTTTACAGGTGATACTGGTTCTGGTCAAATAGATTTAGATTCACAAATATTTGCTATAGGTGGAACTACTAACGAAATTACAACAGTAGCTTCTGGTCAATCATTAACATTATCTTTAGATTCAACAGGTGTTAATTTACCTGACAATTCAACTGCTATAACTCAAACAGCAGGAGATAATTCAACAAAAATAGCTACAACATCTTATGTAGATACTTTAGATTCTGCAAGTGATTTAGACTTTAGTGGTGATAGTGGAACTGGAGATGTTAATTTAAACACACAAACATTAGCAGTAACAGGAACTGCAAATCAAATAGAATCAACTGCTTCTAATCAAGGATTAAGTTTAAAGTTTCCAACAGCAGGTATTACATTACCAAATGGTTCTGTAGCTACTACACAAAGTGCAGGTGATAATAGTACAAAAGTAGCAACTACTTCTTATGTAGACACACTTGACGCAGCATCAGATTTAGATATAACAGACGGAACAAACGTAGGAGATATAAATTTAAACACACAATCATTAAGTATATTAGGAACAACTAATGAAATTGATAGTGTTGTAAGTGGTCAAAGCGTTACATTAGGTTTACCAAGTTCAATAAGCACAAATTTAGTTGGTAATGTTACAGGAAATTTAACTGGAAATGTTACAGGTGATTTAACTGGTAATTCAGCAGGAACACACACAGGGGCTGTTGTAGGAAACGTAACTGGAAACGTAACAGGTAATGTTACTGGAGATCTAACAGGCAATGCAGATACTGCTACAGCTTGGGAAACTGCAAGAGATTTATCTTTAACAGGTCAAGCAACAG